CCAACCTGAGCGGGGCCAACCTGCGCGGAGCCGACCTGGGCGGAGCCAGCCTGAGCGGGGCCAACCTGCGCGGAGCCGACCTGCGCGGAGCCAGCCTGAGCGGAGCCAGCCTGAGCCCGGCCGACCTGCGTCTCCTATTAAGCCAGAGGACCATCGTCCCTGAAGGCAATTTGATCGGATGGAAAAAGCTGCAAGGTGGAGTCATTTGCAAACTGCGAGTCCCCGAGGATGCGACCCGGGTAGGTGGTTTAGTTGGCCGAAAATGTCGGGCCGCATTCGCTGATGTGCTTGAGGGCGAAGGAAAAGCAAAATATGATGGGCTGCAATACACCACGGGAAAGCGTGTTCTGCCTGACAATTTTGACCCAAATCCTTTAGTGGAGTGCTCGTACGGAATCCACTTTTTCATCACACGGCAAGAAGCAGAAGCTTACGATTAGGATTTATGACGTTGACACCTAGCCAGCGCCTTGCCCGCATGTCGCGTTGCCGGCGCGCTGTGATTTACCGCCTGGCCTGGCAGTCTAACATAGCGGCAACGGACGTGCATGAGGAGTGGCTGGCCTGGAAGCGCAAGGGCAATATTGATCCTCGATTTGAGCATTGGGTTGAATTATTTCTGCGGACCCACCGCAGCAACGAGAAAGGAGCGTGAACCGAGAATAGCAAAGCAAAACGTCGTTTAGGTATCACCCCGGCGGGAGTCTGCCGGGGTTTTTAGTTGTTGCAAATTCTGCAACAGGTCAAGGCGGAGTCGTGCGCCTGGCGACTTCGACCAGCCACTCGGCGAAGGCGGAGGGGGTGGCGCTGCGCTCGCGCTTGGACACCCACGGTTTTTTCCCTCTCCACGGTTCAGCCTTTAGCCTGGCTGCTCCTGGCCGGTCTATGCAGTGAGTGGGCTCACCGAGGCAAAACGGCACCGGGGGCACTTCTCTACGGCGTAGTCCCACGATGTAAAGCCGGGTGGCTTTCTCCGCTCGATGGCCGAACCACCATTGAAGCACAGGTAGATACCAGCCCTGGAATTCATCCCGTTCACCCAATGCCGGCATTCCTGGCTCTCGCCAGAACCTGCTGGTCATAGGGTGCTCCACGACCCCGCCCCACTTGCGGACTTGCTCAACCACCCAAGGTGCCAGCAGCTTTTCCTCTGGCGGCGCGGTCGAGAAGTGCGAGAGACAAGACCACAAGCGGCATGGCGGATGCGCCACGACCGGCATTCCGCCGGGGAAAGTGCGGGCGTCGCGGTCAACGTCGTAAACTTCCACGCCTGGCAGGGTCTTGTAGATGGAATCCCTGTCCGCGAACAGGATGGCGACGGTGCGTAAATTCATGGCGCTGTCACGTGCGCGGTTAATTCAGCCACCCGCCGTGCCAACGAAGCGACGAAGGGCCATGTCGGCAGGCATTCCCGCCATGGCGCTTCGGCGGTAATATGCGCCGTGCCATCAGCCCAGACCTCGATCAAGCCGCACTCCGTCGGGATTTCAGACTCCACCAGCATGCAGTGTGGAGCCGCAAAATAAAACTGGTTGGAAATACGCAGGGCAGGATCACGCTTCATTGGTCCCTTCAACTCTCGCATCCAATCTGGGCGGCTTGTTTTGATTTCAATCCCCACAATACCCATGCCGCTTGATGGCCACGGCTGGATCGCCCAGGCGTCCAGGTAACGATTCGCGTTTGCCCCCCAACCTGTGCCCGCTCGGAACTCGCGCAGGTAAACCCATGCGCCGGGTCGGAAAATGTCGCGCATGATTGCGGCGTGAATATCGGCGGCGTTCATGGCGGCAGAAAAGGAACGGCCTCGCCGCGAGGAGGCAAGGGCGGCGGCCCTGGCGGCTGGCGCAGTTTCTTGAACATCAGCCACGCGCCATGCTCGGCGGCGGCTTTTTCGGCGCGCGCTTTGAACATTGAGGCCGGCGCTATTTCACGCCAGGCCGTGCAGAATTCTTCGCGGGTTTTGGGGTCAATCGGTTCGCTCATAGGTTAATCATTGTACGGTCGCCTTGGCATGTCGTGGGGCACATCCTCGTCAGATATTCGTGCGGCAGACTCAAAGCGTGTGTATGGTTTGATGAAGGTTAGGTCCACAATCCCGGTAGGCCCGTTGCGTTGTTTGATGATTTCGAGTTTAACCGGCAATGCGTCATCGTTCGGTTCCTGTTCCGTCGCCGGCTTCAACCTCCAAACTCCGTCCGCGTCCTGGCCTATGGCGCGGCTATCGCGCAACTTGCCTTCATCTGTTATCTGACTCAGCACCAAGCCGTGGCAGCCAAGCTCCTTGAAAAGGTCGTGCAGGCCGTGGGAAATGGCGTCCATTTCTTTGGTGCGGTTTTCGGGGTCTTTGCCGTTGCCGGCGGCGTTCATTAACTGGATGTAGTCCACGACAAAGAGGGCAATCTGGTGCTCCTGGTGAAGTCGCCTTGCCCTGGCCCGAAGCTCGTAAACCGAAAGACCGGAAATCTGACTTACGAACAGGAGTGAGTTAGCGATCTGTCCGGCGGCAGCCATCATTTTGGGGAAGTCCGACTCTCTTGCGCCCTTGGCCATGATCGCGCGCAGATTTACCCTGGAATGAGAACATATCATCCGAATCCCCAAAGCCAGAGCACCCATTTCCAAGCTGAAAACGCCGACCGGCTTTTTGAGTGCAAGCGCCACGTGCTCGGCGATGTTCATTGCCAGCGAGGTTTTGCCACTGCTAGGGAACCCGGAAATAACTGTTGTCTCGCCGGCTTGAAGCCCCCAAGTCATCCTATCTAAGTCCGCAAATCCCGTGGCCAGACCCGTCAAAGCACCCTGCGCATTGTGAATCCGCTCGATTTCATCTATGGCTGATTTTGTAAGCGGCTTAGCAGCGATGAAATCCCGGTTTGATGAATCGCGGCGGATGGCTAGAATTTCAGCCTCGGCGCGGTCCACGGCGGATTCCACGTCGCCCTCATGATTAAAAGTCCGGCTTACGATACTGGTTGCCACGGAGATAAGCCGGCGCAGTGTCGCTTTTTCGGCCAGGATGTCGGCATAGTAGCTCAGGTTTGCGGTTGTATTGACGCAATCAGAAAGTTGTAAGAGATAGGTGATTCCCCCGACGCTTTCCAGCAGTTGCCTGTCTTTGAGCTTTTGCTGCAAGGTGATAAGGTCAATCCCATCCCGAGCGTCGTACATCTGCGTCAAGAGCTTGAAAATCTCCCCATGACGAAGATCGTAAAAGACCGTAGGATCGGAGCCAAATCGCTCAATACAAGCTGGAATACAGGTGTTTGGCTCCATCAGACAGCAACCAAGGACCGCCTGGCCGGCCTCAATCGAATGCGGCGGTAAGCGGTCGATCATATCGGGCCTTTCCCGCAACCTGGCGTTAGTTCAACCCCACCAGGCCGGCCCTGCGCCGATGATGGGTATTTTGCTCGGTTATTCCTGTCTTGCTCATAGGCTTTGCAGGCCGAAAGGTAATGAGCCCAACTCAAAATCGGTTGTCCCCTGGCGTCCCGCCCACAGCGCGACATGGCTGCGTCCCAAGTCTTGCGGATGAATCGTTCGGGCGCCGCAATGGCAGCGGAAGCCTGGATTGCTTCTTCGGCTGTTTTAGGGAACCTCGTGGGTAGTTCAACCTCTCCTCCTTCCCCCGCACCCCCTTCCTTTGAAGTAGATAGAGAAGAAGAGGGAGGAAAGTTTAACGGGCGTTTAACGGTGTTAGCTTTTGTTAGACTGAGTTTAACAGCCTCGACACAACCTTGATTTTTCAGCCTTTTTTTGCGCATATACCGGCGCATATAGGACTTGCGATCAAATTCCTCTTTCATGTTCCGGTATAGGAGATAATTGACGATGCGCCATCCCCAATCGCGGCCTGGGTCTATTTTGACTATCCGTCGGCCCTCCTCCTCGTGGGTTCTACTGCGGGGGTCTGGTGATTCCAGCTCTTTAATGGCGTCCGTCACCATGTCAAAAGGAAGTCGAGTCCGGGCAGCGATGGCTTCGGGGGTCTTGTCGATCACGCCGTCGCTGTCAGCCAAGACGATCATGTCCTGAAAAACGATACGTGTTTTCCAGTTGTCGGCTATGCTCGAATCGTAAATTTGCTCAAAAACCTTCGCATACACGAGGCACCCCTGTAAAAACTCAAGGCCGCCGCCCGGTTGGAGACGGTGAAGTCCGACAATCCCAGAGGGAAAGCCAACCGAGCGGCAGCCTGGAAATTTCGTTCGTCGAACTTCACCAAGCGCGATTCAACACCCTTTCGCCGCCCGCGTCAACAACTTTTTTTGGCTTTATGGTCAGACCCGTCTGCGCACTTCTGGCAGTAAATCGAATACCTTCCGCGCGCGTTGGGCAGCCCCTTCAACACGCGGTTCCTTTCCACCACCAGGCAGCCGCACGACTTTACAGCATCCCGTACCAAGTCAGAACCTCTGACCATCGAAATGGTTCTGGCGTCGCAAGCGCAGAGGCACGCCCAAACCACTGCACCCCACCTGTTGCGACCAGATTCCGAAATGACAGTCAGCCTTCCGAAGGTCTTACCGCAGAGATTAAGTTTGTTGGGCATATTTCAGGAGGATGTCGCAATGGCAGGGCACGCGGAGCATGACGGTGGCTGCGTGGTGGTCATACGTGCATTTTGGAGCGCGTTCATGCGTCCAAATATCGCAGAATCGCTCACACTTTGGGCATTGCCAGATGTGGCACCAGCAGGCAAGGTTCTTGCCGCGAAGCTCGTCTCGGGCCGCGATGGCGGTTGCCTGTCCGGCGACACTGTCCTCTAACCACACGCGGTAATACCACTTCGCATCGCCACGGGTCATCTTGCCTTGAACGCGAAAACCATTGCCCCATTTGCTGGGCCGGGAACAGTTCACTGCTGGCAGCCCATTGAGGGCGCGCGAGGCGGCCTGTAAATTGAAACCGCGCGCTCTGCTTAATCTAATGCGTTGGGGGATGGTCATGGCGGTGTTTGCGTCTCCTTGATTGCCTGCCGCATCGCACTCCGTTCGCACTGGCGATCAAAGTTTCGGCGACGTGCTTCCCGGTTGTAATTTTCGCGCCAAACTTCCCTTTTTCGGAGCCATCGAGGTTTTTTCGCGGTTGGTGGGATGTCGCTCATGGCTTTGGCGCGGTTATCGCCCTGCATTCAATCTTGATAATCTGCCGGTAGGTCTCGTATAGAGGCAATCCCCGCGCGAATTCCTCGGCCTTTTGCTGGCTGGCGCATTCGCGCTTGTGCAACCTCCACTGGTCGTGCATCCATCCTGGCCCGCGATAAAATGAGAGAACCAAATAGATGTGCGTCGGTGCTGGCGGAATCTCCGGCACGATGACCTCGAACATGGTCTGCACGGTCGTCATGGGGATTGGCTCGATTTGGGGCGTCGTCATAATCCGGGCGGTTTCCAGTTAGGGTCGCGGACGATCGACCAGTGAATTCGCGTGCCGAGGTCCACCGTGATTAGCCAGTGGCCGGGGTTTGCCATCCAGTCCCAGATCACGTTGGCCGCCGAGTGGCCGATGAAAGGCGGGGCCGGCGAGCCGCACTCGCGCAGGCGCGCTGTGACTTCCAGCCACAGGGCATCGGACCAGGCGGGGGTTTGTGGGGCGAGGTTCATCGGGTTCCTTTGAACGTCTTAGCCGCGCGCCGGCGAGCCAGCGGAAGCCATGCCCTCAATGCTTCCGCAACAGCATCTTGAATCATGATCCCAAGGGTAGCCGCAACAATTTTCACCTGGTAATGCAGTTCCGGTTCGACTTGGATTGTCGTCTTCGATTTGTTTGCCATGGCCCGATATTCTCACGAACGCCTAAAATAGTCAAGTAAGGAAATGCAGAAAAAATGAAAATAGTTCTTGCAAACTTTCCGCCGCTCTGGCAAAATCGCGGGCATGAATGAAAAAGAGTCCAAATTCAAGGTCCTCACGGAGCATCCCGTGGAGTACAAGGGCAAAAAATACCCCGACACAATCGCCGCCAAGGCCGCCGCCTTGATAGATTTAGCGCCAGAATTGGCAGCAAATGTCGCGGACCTAATAGCCTGCAACGCGGCGGACTTCATCGCCGTGCTCTCCTGGCAGCCCGATGGTGAACAGCCCGCCAAGCCGGCCCGCAAAAAGCGCGGGCCAAATCCGAATTGGGCCGAGGCAGATTGGACCAAGACAAACAGGGCCCTGGCCGACTGGTTCACTGTCACGGTTGAGACCGTGGAGCGTCAGCGCAGAAAGGCCGCAAACCTGGCGAAAGCGGCGCAGGGCCTCAGCGCAAAGGGGGCCGCATGAGCCCCCAATACCAAGTCCCGCCCCAAGAGCTTGAGCGGCAGATCGAAGAACTCCGGGCCAAGCTCGAAGTCGCGCAGAAGGCTGATCTTCAAAGGCAAAGTCAATTTGCGACGCTACTGCAAGCAGCATCGGATTTTGTTGCTAACGTGCGTTCCCATAATGTGGCGGGAATGGGCGAATTGAGCTTGGCAGCCGATGACTCATTTCTAGCCCTTCGAGAGGCGCTCGAAGCAGAAGCGCCCAGCGACTTCGTGCCCAAGTCTAACCTCGAAGCCGCGCAGAAGGCCAACACCCAATTAATGTCGGCCATGCGTGATGCCAACGCTGCCTTGGTTGATGACCTTCGCGCAAAAGCGATGGGCATTTTGGCCGATGGCTTGGAAGGCGTCTCCAATAATGACTTCTTCTCCAAGGCGGACGTGATGCCGCTTATTGAGGCCCTTGCTTGGGCCTACGATTCTTACGATGATATGAAATCTCCGCCACGGTTGGCCGACGCGCTCTACGATGTTCACTGCACGGCTGCCAAGGCCCTCGCCCACGCCCGGAAGATCGGGCTGATTTCGCAGTAAACCAAAACAAAATCGAATATGAAACTGACATTCAAACGCCAGGAACTCCTGGCCGCCCGGCAGAAATTCCGAGTGGGCCAACTGGTGCAGCGGCTCATTGGGAAAATGCCGCGCAAGAAATAATCAGCGTTTGGACCGCATTTTACCGACTGATTATCGCGGTGGCGAAAATAATTGTTGACGAACGAGCGAAGGAACTGTTACTCTTCACCCGAAATGAGCACAGAAACAGCGATTCCCGAAGCTGAGCGGCGATGGATGTCAGAGTTGGGCAAGCGGTCCGCTCAAGTCCGACGTGAACGGTTCGCGCAAATGCAGGAGACCCCACAAATGAAAAAGCTCCAAGCCGACCGCCGGCGCATGAAGCGCTGGAACCGAAAAAGAAAGGCAAGATGAAAATAGGAACAGAAGCAGAAATTAGATCGGCGCTGGCCAGAATCCAGACGCTATTCGGCCCCGGCGAGGCTAAACTGGAATTTGTGTTCTCAAGCGACGGCAGCGCGACAGTGAGCGCGATTTCCTGGGACCGCGGCCAGTGCAACGTGCAGGTTGGTGCCGGGCCGAGCATTGACGAGGCCGTCGAGAGGTTGGCTACAAAACCGAGGCACGCCGAGGCTCTCAAAAAGAGGCTTCAAGAGGCCCGCGAAGGCCTGGCGGCGTTCGAAGCCCAAGCGCAACGGCTGGCCGATGGTAAGTCAGAAGCGACCCCTGCAACCCCGAAGGAGACGATATGAAGTGGTACTACCAGCGCCAAGGCAGCCACACCCATGTCCGCGTCTTCATGAACGGCGCCAAATGCGGCGACTTGTGCTTTACCAACGAGGAGTTCGAGTACATTCAGGTGCATTACCACTTGCTTACGGTTGGTTCGTGGTTGATCCAGTTCATCGCCGAGGCCGAGCCCGAGGCCGCGAAAGCGAGTGAGGCGAAATGAACCAACAAGCCAAACTTGTGAGTTGCCCGGAGGCGGCGCGCGGGGGAACAAAATGAGCTTCGAGATAAAGCCAGCGACACGTTCGAGCGTCAAAGCCCTTGTCGGTTTCTACGGCAAGTCCGGCGGCGGCAAGACCATGTCGGCGTTGCTCTTTGCCAGGGGGCTTGTCGGGCCATCGGGCCGCATTGTCGGGATCGACACTGAGAACCACCGGATGAGTCTCTTTGCCGACCAGATTCCTGGCGGGTATTCGGTGATTGACTTGGCTGAGCCATTCACGCCGGAGCGGTATGTGGAGGCAATCGAAGTTGCGGAGCAGGCCGCTGATGTCGTGCTGGTGGATTCAATGTCGCACGAATGGGCCGGTGAGGGCGGCGTCCTCGACATGCAGGATGCTGAGCTTGACCGTATGGCGGGCCAGGACTGGAAAAAGCGCGAGCAGTGTCGGATGGCTGCTTGGATTCGGCCAAAGATGGTCCACAAGAAATTTGTCCAGCGACTTCTCCGTTCTCCGGTCCACATTCTTTGCTGCCTGCGCGGCGAGGAAAAAACGCGGATGGACAAAGGGCCGGACGGCAAGCGGGTCGTCGAGAAAGACGATTTCTGCACGTGCATCGCCGACTCCCGATTTATCTTTGAAATGACGGTCAACCTCGAATGCTATGCAAAAGAAGGCAACGGCGGGTTTATCATCATCCGCAAGACCACGCATCCAGGCATCCGGGCTTGTCTACCAGGGCCGTCTGAGCAAGTTGGAGTGAAGCACGGAGAGGCGCTGGCGCGATGGTGCGCCGGCGCTGATCCTTGCCCGTCAGCACCAACCCGCCATGCGCCCCAGGGTGTATTGACTGTGCCTGATTTGAAAAAGGAGTTGATGGACTTGCTCGCCCCGCGCCTCAAGGCCACAACGAAGCCAGGCCGGAAAGTAGAGGCTGAGGTTTGGCTCCGCGAACGCGCGTTGCTGGGTGACGCCGAAAATATCGAAGTCCTCTCCACCGCCGAGCGGTTGACTCACACGATTGACGAAGTTAAAACCATCCTGTCCGACGTAATTCCATGACCGCGACCAATCCCTTTATCGGTGAACTTCCGAATCCCTTCACTAACGCGAAGGTGGTTGCTGAGAACGTGGACCCGGCAGCATATCATCGGGCGGACGTTGCCAGGGGCGACCTCATATTCCCGATGACCAACAGCAACCTGCGGGAAATCCTGACGAATGCACATCGTTGGCGAATGGGTTATGAGTCAGAGGACACCAAACAGACGGAATGGGGTTCTCTGATGGACTGTCTTGTTCTGGCACCCGGTGAGTTTGACAAACGATTTGCGGTCTGCCCTGAAACATATCCCGACACCAAAACCGGGGAGCCGAAGCCCTGGACCTTCCAAGCCAATTTCTGCAAGGAATGGCGAAAGCAGCAAGGCGAGAAACAGATCGTCAAAGCCGATGATTTCAACCTGGCCCAGAATGCGGTGAAATTCGACTTTGGCCTTCCCGATGCGGCGGCATTGATTAATTGCTCTCGGAAGCAAGTCATGGTCGTTGGGGAGTACCACGACAAGGAAAGCGGCATCATGATTCCCATCAAGGCTCTGCTTGACCTCGTGCCCGATCCAGCCGATGAGCGATTTGGGAAAGTGCTGGCCGACTTCAAGACTACGACGTGCGCGGCAGAAGGGGCATGGACCCGCAAGGTCTGGGAACGGGGCTCCCACATTCAGGCAGCTTTCTTCACCGACCTTTACGTCGCCGCAACTAGGGAAGACCGGACTGACTGGTGGCATATCGTGCAGGAGACGCCGCCGCCATGGGAGACGGTCGTCTGGCCGCTCTCTATCGAATTTGTGGAGCTTGGACGGGCCAGCTACCAGGCCGGATTACGCAAGTACTGCCAATGTCTCAAGACCGGCACTTGGCCGGGCTATAGTTCTGCACTTGGTCGAATCCAGCCCCTGCCCTGGATGCTCAACGAAGCCTGATTTATGACCCTCGACACGACGACCTTTATCCAACGTTACGGCGACCAACTATCCGTGATC